ACAACAACAAGGTTACTGGTGTTCGCTCTAGGCAGGCTGTTGGTGCTGCTGAGGGTTCAACTGGTGCAGCCGTTCTTTAGTCTGTAAAGCATGACTAGGGAGGAAACGTTAAGCTGAAAAGCGGCGTTAACCCGACTAGTCAGATGGGGTACTACGGGATAGGTACACACACTCAATGGGCCGTAGTGAGCTGGTGGGGCAAGGCTAGCACTTACACAAAGGACACACAAATGCCAATGTTAATATCAGATGATCCTAGAGCACGTAATTTTGCCAAACGCGAATTCAGACGTGGTTGGGTTTATGGTTGGTTCTCAGCATCAATAGTGACAATCCTAATTACTTGTATAATCATGTGGAAGGGGTGATGCTTGTGGAGCCAACGGCACCTGACGCACCTGTGATTTACAGGGATGCTACATAAGGTCTGATGGGTGTAGCGTGTTAGTAACGGGGTAAGGCTAACAAAAATCCTATAAGGAGATAAATGCTTGATTATGAAACTCATTTTCATATTGATGATGAAATTAAACGCAGAAATTTAACGGTAGTGGATATTTTAATCTGTAGCTCTCCGCACGAGAAAAAATTTAAAATGGCTTTAATTGAATTGGTGATGGAAGGTATCTATCCCAGTGGTCGGCAAATTTATAAAAAAATAGGTAAAGATGTAAATCGTAAAGTTAATCTTAACGGACGTGAATGTAAATGGAAAGATGAATTGTTCGCAATTTTTAAAATTGAACCCTATGTTGGCTACACAAAACGATTGCATCGTACTGATTGGAACATAGTAGTCAAACAAGCTGGTCCTTATCTATGGAGACGTAAGGGTCATGAACTTGAGTATATCGGTGATTGGCTTTGATTTAATCGGGGATAGTCTAATTGGTAGTGACGCCGGGTTTTGATCCCGGAGATGAAGGTTCGAATCCTTCTCCCCGAGTTAAGTAATTAAACCGCTCAACAAACCGCATAGTACGAAACGGGGCAATTAGTGGCTGTTGCATCAGATCAGAAGCAATTACGAATTCAATTCTTTGAGTACCTATTTGGTACAACAGAAGAGGGATACGTATGTATTGCTTCATCACATAAGGATAAAGGTGGATTCAAGGAATCCTTCTTTATGTGGCCTTTGGAGCAAAAACAACTGTCGTATCATATTGACAGTCTCGTTGCTGAAAACAACGTGTGGTTCTGCGTGTCTTTCCTAGATGCCAAGTCTAGAATGAAAGAACACTGTAGAAGCAATACGTTTGCATGGGCTGATCTTGATGAAGCTCACCCGGCAGATTTTCCAGAAGGTACACCTGAACCTACTGCTGTGCTAGAAACTAGTCCTGGGCGTTTTCAGGGTTTTTGGCGATTTAAGGGCAATAGTGTTCCAAGCGACTTAGTTGAAGATTACAGCCGTCGTCTAACTTATCACGTTGATGCTGACAAAGGTGGTTGGTCACGGAACAAATTGTTGCGTGTGCCTTGGACTAAAAACTTCAAGTATGACGATACACCACAAATTAAACTTCTTGTAGTTGCGAACGATCAGTACGATGTAAATGAGTTCGACAAACTCATACCAACTTTAGGTGAATCTGAATCCAATAATGCTTTAATACAACCGCCAGAAACTAGTGAACTACCTGATCTGGAAAATATACTCATTAAACTCAAACCGCTTGATGAAGAATTCCGTAGACTGTATTCTATCACACCTAACGAAAATGCTGACTGGTCACGCATTTTATGGAGATTCATCAATAAACTGTTTGAGTTGGGGCTTGATCCTAAGGAAGTTTATGTAGTAGCAATCAATGCTGCATGTAATAAGTACAAACGAGATAATCGACCTGTTGGTTATTTGTGGCGTGATGTAGTCAAAGCGCAAACAGATCACGAACGCTACGCATCGCTGACTATTCAGGGTCAGAAATCTACAAATGTACTTATGCCCCATCTTGTGGATTTTGATGACTTTGAAGAAGATACATTCATCAAGATGTACAAGACGTGGGCTAATGATTCAACTGATGCGCCAGAACAATATCATGAGCTTGGATGCTTCATCTTGCTTTCAGCTATATGTTCGGCGGGTTTGTACCTTGAACTTAATTGGGGCAAATTCTATCCGAATCTGTGGGGACTAGTTTTAGGTGAGTCAACGTTGGTTCGTAAAGCCCAACCATTAGATGCAAGAATTCTTACATCAGTTGGTTGGAAATTAATGGGTGAAATCAACATTGGTGATGAAGTTATAGGTCAAGATGGAAAACCAACTAAAGTAGTAGGAATTTCACCACGCACGACTGAGAAAGTTGTTAGAGTAAGATTCGGCGATGGATCATCTACAGAATGTACATTAGACCTTTTGTGGACATTCAAAGGTCAAGGTAGTAAATCAGAATACAAAACCTGGCCTCTTAGTAAAATCTTAGAAGGTGGTTTAAGGTATGGTTCTAGCACACAATGGATTAGACATGTTCCAATAGTTGAACCTATTGAATTTGATTATCAATCAGAGCCAATAATTGAACCCTACGCATTAGGATTACTTTTGGGTGATGGTGGTCTATCGCAAGATTCAGTTAGATTCACTAATCATCTTGGTGATGCTGAACTTGTAGCTAGGCTCATGGAAGGGCTAAAAGTATTAGATGTTAAAATATCTAAAGCCTCTTCAAGAGGAGAAACAGTTGACTATAGAATAACTACGACTTCAACTGAACATCGTGGATTCAGTAAAGGTCGAGTTAATAAATTACTTGATGCTCTTAGAGAATTAGGTTTAATGGGTAAACTCTCTAATAAAAAGTTTATTCCTGACCAATATAAATTCGGTTCAATTGAAACTCGCTTAGCCGTATTGCAGGGTTTAATGGATACTGATGGTTGGGTTAGTAAGAATTCTGCCGCTTTTTGTTCATCATCATTACAACTAGCTTTAGACGTTCGTGATATTGTGTGGTCTTTGGGTGGTTGGTCATCTATTAGTCAAGACAAGCTCGATTCGTGGAATGTACGAGTAAATCTCAATCACGGTATGAATCCATTTAGGCTTGAGCGAAAACGCAATAAAGTTAAAAGAGTGATACCACGAGCAAGAACGATGAGAGATATTGAATTTGTGGGCGAAAAAGAAGTTCAATGTATTAAAGTAGATAATCCATCTGGACTATATGTGACGGACAATTTTATAGTAACACACAACACGACATCAATGCGGTTAGTGATCGACACACTGAAAGGTATAGACGATGAGCTTATCCTTGCTACTGATGGTTCTGCTGAGGGTATTCTTACTGGCCTTAGTCATAGACCTAAGCGTGTATCTATTTACTGGAAAGACGAAGTAAGTGGGCTATTCGACTCAATCAACAGAAAAGACTACCTCGCGGGCTTACCCGAAACTCTTACTCAACTCTACGATGTTCCATCAGTCCTTACTCGTTTGCTTAGAAAAGAAACTATCAGTATCGAGGAACCGTACTTCATCTTTTTCGGAGGCGGGATTAGAGATAAGGTTTACTCGCTGCTCTCAGATGAGTACGTACTTTCTGGATTCTTACCTAGGTTCCTTGTGGTTTCAGGTGAAAATGACCTTAGTAGACTTAGACGAACTGGACCGCCCACAGCTATTAACACAGAACGCAAAGATAATCTCATTACAACGATGTGTGATATACGGGATCGGTATAACCGCACTGTGCCGATTACTGTTGCAGGCCAAACGGCGGAATTAAAATCCAGTATAGAGGCAAGACTCACTAGTGATGCTTGGGAGACTTATGGAGCAATGGAAGATAAACTCACAACCGCCGGTATGGACAGTGATTATTCGATGTTGCTTCTTCCTACTTTTACTCGTATGTCTTTCTCTCTTCTCAAAATGGCACTCTTGGTCGCTGCTAGTCGCAGGAATCCTGATGAATCTAACCATCTTGTTGTGGAGTCTAAGGACATAAAGCAAGCTGCGTTCTACATAGAGAAATGGGGACACTATTCAATAGACCTTATGCTAAACACTGGTATTTCGCAGAACGAGAAATTAATACAGCGCGCACAGGCGGTAATCGTAACTCGGTCAGGAATTACCAAAGCAGAGTTTATGCAACGATTACGGCTTTCAGCTAGAGACGCTAAGGAACTTCTAGAAACTATGTCTCAGCGTGGTCTTATTGATTGTAAGCAAGCCGGCCGCGGTATGCGTATATATCCCTTAACTGGAGAAATCAATGCCTAATACAACTAAAGCAAGTAGTGAAGCACAGGAAGTACGTCGGCAAGCTAAAGCTAGAAAGCGTGCTGATGCAAAAGCTAGACACAACACACGTAAAGCACAGCGTACAGAACGTGATCGTAAACTTAAAGTAGCATTTCAAGAGTTTGCTGCTAAACGTAAAGAAATTTGGGATTGGTGGAATAACTTGAAGCCGGAGAAGTCAGCACAATGAATGGTAATGGTGGTTTAGCTGGTCGTGTGCCTCCTGACTTAGAATACCCATGTACGATTTTTGAATGTTCAGGTATGACTGACCATACTGCTGAATGTGATGGAACTTGTAACATTTTTGAGCCTACTGAGACAGAAGTAAGATTACAGAATATTCATAGAGAGTTTGCTAGAAATGGTATGAGTATGATTGGCATTCCTGCTAATGTGCCTCTACCTATGGCTGGTATTAAGGTTGATCTACTTGAGTTATTGTGTAGAGCTATGACGGCAGAAAGTATTTTATTTGAGTTAGCTGGAATTGATCGTGCTGAGTTTGATGAGCGCTATCGTGAAACTAAAATTGAGTTTCTCACAATCATTTTAGATGCTAATAAAGATCAAGTACGCAAACAACATGTCGCTAATGCATTAGGCATTAAACAGGGACCAGGATTGCTTGGGCCTAATGGTGAACCAATTGGCTAATCATGTTGTAACCAAAGTCTACCTAGCTGGGCCTATTAGCTTGGGTGGCATAGCCACTGAGGAACAGATAGCAAGTTTTATGCGTACATTTTCTTACAACTGTGCTGCTTTGCGTAATCTCGGTTTTGATGTACTCAACCCTTGTGAACTAACTAAACGCGATAGCTGGGAAGAATACATGAAAGCTACATTACCTATGGTTTGTGAATCTAATGTCGTTGCAATTCAACATCAGTGGGAACGATCAAGAGGTTCAAGGTTGGAAGTATTTATTGCATTAGAATTGGGTATTCCTGTCATGAAGGTTGAAGAATTAATAACAACACAATGAATGACACTATAGATCATCCACAGCATTACAACACAGGTGATATCGAAGTAATCGACGCAATTGAAGCATGGGAGTTAGGATTTCATTTAGGTAATGCTGTTAAGTACTTAGCAAGAGCAGGTAAGAAAGATGGAGCTGTATTTGAGGAAGATTTAGCCAAAGCAGTGTGGTACATCAATCGTAAAATTGATGAACTTGCTGGCAGTAAGCAAACTAATAATGATGTACAACCGAGCAGCTAATTTAACCAAAAGTAATGATAAACGACGTACAGCAACAAAGTGTAAACGAGGCCACAGTAATTGGGTTAGATTATCTAATGGTCGTAGACAATGTCGTACATGTAAAACAGACAGAAATTGGTATTGGCGTCATGGACTTAAACTAATATGACATTTGAAGAACGTCAATATGTACGTCAACAACGCTCTGATATTCAGCGTGAGAAGGAAGTAAGTGCTAGACGTTTATTCGTCATAACTCCGTTTAGAACGAAATTATATATGGGTGGTGGAAGTCGCCCATTACACGAACAAATACGTTCAGGATACTCCAACAAATACTTACCTAATGAATAACAGACCTAAGGAAAACATGAATAAACCAAAGATAGTTTGTTTAGTTGGTTCAACTAGATTCCGTACAGCATTCGAAATAGCAAATATGGATGAAACACTTAAAGGTCATATAGTAGTTTCTGTAGGTATGTTTGGTCATGATGATTATCCACTCGGCGCAAAATATTTATGCGCTGACGGTGACGAAAACAACTTGACAAAACAAATGTTAGATGAATTACACGAAGCTAAAATTGATTTGGCTGATGAAATTTTAGTTATCAATGTGGGTGGTTACGTAGGCTCTAGTACTACAAGAGAAATAATTTATGCAAGTTCAGGCGGTAAGCCTGTTCGTTATATGTTTTGCAATGAATAACATATCTGACAAACCAAGAAAACACCCACTCGCAATTTGCGAGTCGTGCCCACTTTACAATAACAAAATAGCACCAACACAATTTCCGGAAGGTGGTGCTAATAGTGCACCAATCGCCTTTGTTAGCCATAGTCCTGGTAAGTATGACGTTAGTGCTGGGCGTCCATTTGCTGGTCCTAGTGGTAAAGTCTTGGATCACTTACTCGGATTATATAAGATTAAACGTAATCAAATTCTTACGACGAACATGGTTCTCTGCCAATCCGATGATCCACCGGCAGATGCTATTAAAGCATGTAGACCTCGCTTGGAGGCTGAAATTGCCGATTGCAAACTTATTATCGCAGGGGGACGAGAAGCTACTATATCGTTTACTCGTTACGCGGCCGTACATAGCGCAAGACCTTTCATTCATCGAAGAACTTCTAGTAAGGGACTTTCGCAAAGAGTTATTGTTACAAATAACCCCGCACTCGTAATTCGTGAGAGTGATGCTTATCCTGATATGGTGGAGGACT